CCCGCGTTCTCTCTCCTATGTGGATGTGGGGCTGTTTTCCGCTTATGTGGATCCTGCGCTTTATGCGTAATTCCTGCGGGTGTATGCGGCAGCATACGCCCTATTTCTGAAAATGACGAGGACATAAAACAAAATGCAAAGAAATTTCAGAGCGACAGCAAAACCACCCGAACCCAAAGACGATCTTTTGATTATGAAGAAAACAAGAGAAATGATCGCATACGGTCACGATTGCCTATATAACAAACAATTTCCGAGAAATCAGCGTATAGGAAACGCGATTGGTGCGCAGATTGAAAAGTCAATGTATGAAATATTAGAAGGTTTATCAGATGTAGCCAAGAAAGAACATAAGAAAACGGCATTAACGCAGGTTGATGCAAAAATCTATAATCTAAGGCAGCTTTTAATGATTGCCGTAGATCCAAAGATGAATACAAGGGGTGTTCTGATACCGCTTGACGATCAACGCAGGTGGTGCGAGAAGTTGGAGGAAATGGGTAAAATTTTAGGTAGTTGGCTTAATAAGCTAAAATAATAAATCAACTATGGGTAGTATGCCGTAACGGTTGCTTATTCGTGGCGGTAATTATGGTAATGGCGGTAACGCCGGGGAGGCTAACGGCAATTTCAACAACCCGCGTTCTATCTCCAATGTGAATGTGGGGCTGTTTTCCGCTTTTCTCAATTAGTCAGCATACGCCGCAACACGCGGGCGGCGTACCGTACAGAGAGAAGAAAAGGGGCATATTACCCTGCTTATAGCAATATGAGCAAAACAAAAATTTCCATGAATACGGTTAGTAACGCAAGCGAAGGGCGTAACGCATGGAGAAATTAAGGTCATAATGAAAAAATTTAACGTAACATATGAACAGATCGCAAGTTATAGTAACATCTATGCCGCCTATTTAGATGCACGAAAAGGGAAAAGCGAGCGCAACGAAATAATGCGGTTTTCTTTAGAACTTGACGCGCATTTAAACGATTTATACAACGACCTGCAGGAGGAGCGTTACAAAGTAAGCGGGTACAGAATTATTTATATTTATGTACCAAAGAAACGGCTTATTATGGCGTTACAATTTAGGGATCGTGTTTTACAATGGGCGGTTTATAGGCTACTCAATCCGCTATATGAGAAAACCTATATAAAAGATAGTTATGCTTGCATCAAAGAAAGAGGCAGAGAAAAAGCAGCCTCCCGGCTGCAATATTGGTTAAGGCAGACAGAAAGAAAGCCAAAACAATATTATTACTTGAAACTTGACATTTCAAAATTCTTTTACCGGGTAGATCACGAGGTTTTATTAAACATTTTGAAACGGCGCATAAAAGACGAGCGTTTAATAAAATTGTTTGATAAAATCATCAATTCAGAGAAAAGAGCCTTCGGGTTGCCGTTAGGTGTAGATCCTTGCGAGATAGATCCGCGCGAAATGCTTTTCGATAAAGGTATGCCGATCGGTAATTTAACAAGTCAGATGTTTGCAAATATCTATATGAATGAGTTAGATCAGTACCTAAAGCATGAATTACATTTAAAATATGTGATACGGTACGCAGACGATTGTATTATTTTACACGACAGCAAGGAGGAACTATGGCAGGTATTGGAGAAAGTTGAAACTTTCCTGCTTGAAAATCTGAAATTAAACCTAAATAACAAAACCGTCATAAGACCAACAACCTGCAATATTGATTTTGTGGGTTATATGATAAATAAAGATGAAATAAGGTTAAGATCCGCAACAGTAAAAAGAATGAGATCCCGCATAAAGTACATTGTAAAAGCATACGAGCGCGGCGAAATGACCTTGCAGGAAGTCAACGCAACCATGCAAAGCTATTTCGGTTTAATAAAACATTGCACAAATGAGGGATTAAGAGAGAACATTATCAACGGTTTTGTACTGCATTGCACAGATGCAGCGCGAGCCAAAGCAAGAGAAAGCCGATAAGGCTTTATTTTTTTGCGCAAAAGAAGGAGGCACACGATGAAAGAAATTTTTATTGCTGCAAAGGCAACGGCAACACAGACACCAAGCGCGGCAGGGTTGAGCGTATCGGCAATTTTTACAGCGATCGCAGCGGCATTTGGAAAAATCCCGGTTATTTTAATTTTGTTCATGGCAGCGGTAGCACTTGACTATTTAACCGGGTGGATTAAAGCAAAGTATTTTTTAAAAGATTGGAACTCTAAAACCGGATTGCAGGGGATCATTAAAAAGTTAATGTATTTCGTTATGATTGGAACCGCCTTTTTAATCGGGTGGGGGATCCGCGAAATGGGCGGTAGCATCGGCATTAACTTAGATTTTGCAATGCTGATCGGTTGGTACGTTACCGCCGTAATGCTGATAAACGAATTTACGAGCATTTTAGAAAACCTTTATGTAATTATGCCGGAGAAGGTACCGGTATGGCTGATTAAGACATTAAAGGTTGCAGACAAACAGTTAGGCGACAAGATTAACGATCTTGTATGCAAAAATCAGAATTGCGACACCTGCGAATTAAGCGCGCGTTGCAATCTGAAAAAATACACACCAAACAAGGAGGAAAAATAACCATGACAACAGAACAGAAAACATTTATTGAGAACATTGCAGCGGCAGCAAGAAAGCACGCCGCAAATTATGGCATCGCTGTAATTAGTCCAATCATTGCGCAGGCGATTAACGAAAGCGGGTGGGGAAAGTCAACACTTGCAGCAAAGTACCATAATTATTTCGGTATGAAGTGCGGCAGCGCATGGAAGGGAAAATCTGTAAATATGTCAACGTGCGAGGAATACGAGGTAGGCGTATTAACGCAGATTAAAGACAATTTCAGAGTTTACGACAGCTTAGAGGAAGGCGTAAAGGGCTATTTTGATTTTATCAGCGCGAGCCGTTACGCGAATTTAAAAGGTGTTACAGATCCAAAAACATATATTGAGAACATCAAAGCAGACGGTTACGCAACAAGTTCACAGTATGTTAAAAACCTGCTTAATTTGGTAAGCGCGTACAATTTAACGCAGTATGATAACATCACAGCACAGCAGGGCAAAAAGAGCGTTGCAGAAATCGCGCAGGAAGTGATCGCCGGAGCGTGGGGCAATGGCACAGAAAGAAAAGAGAAGTTAGAGGCAGCAGGCTACAATTACGCCGAAGTGCAGGCAATCGTAAACGAGCGCGCCGGGAATAAGACAGAAAACAAGGTAGACAACAAAAAGAGCATCGCGGAAATTGCGCAGGAAGTTGTAGCCGGTAAGTGGGGGAACGGTTCAGAAAGAAAGCAGCGTTTAGAGGCTGAAGGTTACGACTATGCCGAAGTGCAGGCAACGGTAAATAACATCATGGGAAAATCGCAGCCAAACAAAAAGAATGTTGCAGAAATCGCAAACGAGGTAATTTCCGGTAAGTGGGGCAATGGATCAGAGAGAAAGGAAAAATTAGAGGCAGCAGGTTACAACTATGCCGAAGTGCAGGCAAAGGTCAATGAAATGTTGAGATAAGGAGGCAAACATGGCAGAAAATAACGCCACAGAGGCGCAGGAACCGATTAAAAAGGCAAAGGCATATAAAATTACCTCTAAAGCATTTGAAAAGCGCAGCGAGGCAGCAGGAGAGGCAGCAGAGGCAAAAATAAAAGGCATCGCGCCGGTGCTTGTCATTGAAGGGGGTATGTACAAGTTGTTTTATACGACGGAGCCAACAAAGGCAGCAGCGGAAAAACTGTTAAAAACAATTAAAGACGCAGGATTAAGTGCAGAAATTAAAGGGTTAGAGTAGTAACAACTTGTAAATGTATTTTGGGGCGTAGCGAAAGTTACGCCCCTTTATTTTTGTGCATAAAAAATATTGCGTAATATGTATTGACATATTGCGCAATATGTAATATAATTAAATCATCAAAGGAACGGAGGATTAAAAATGGTAGAAATAAAAGGATTTAACGAGGCATACAACAATATGTTGGAAATCGAGGCAATGAAGAAAATAAAAAAGCAGGCATTAAAAAGAAGAATTGCAGAATTAACCGAGCAGGGAATTGATAAAGAAACAGCTAAAGTAATGGCAGAATGTGGATTATAACAACAGCCGCCCGGTTGCCGGGGCGTAAAGTTCGACAACAGCGACCGGCACCGGCTAAACAATGCCGGGGCAACGCCAACGATGCAGATAACAATATTTCAATCACAGAAAGGTTAAAACGGTGGATAACATGAAAACATACGCAGAATTAGTAAAAGAGGCAATCAGAGAGGCACACGAAAAGGCAGAAAACGAATATAAAAAATTTGAGGTTGGTAGGACGTATGCAACAAGATCAATTTGTAATAGCGAATGTATGTTTAAAATAACAATAATTAAGCGCACCGAAAAAACCGTAACAATAGATAAGGGAAACGGAAAAACCAAGCGTTGTAAAATATATACAGATATGCGCAACGCAGAGGCGATATATCCATACGGTATTTATAGTATGTGTCCGATTATTGACGCATCAGAAAAAATAGCATAAAAAATTTAAAATATTGCGTAATATGTATTGACATATTGCGCAATATGCTATATAATATAATTGTAGCAAGGGAACAGCAGGAAGGAGCAATAAGAAATGGATAACGAAGAAATGAATTTAGCAGAACTTTTAAAACAGACGGCAGAGGAAAACCAAACAAGAAAGATTTTAGCAATCTTAGAAGAAAGCGAGAGTTTAGAAGATGCAAAAGAAAAAGTAAAAGCCCTACTTAATAAGTAGGGCGAAGGTACAAAGGGTTAGCACGAGGGGGCAGAAAACCGAAACAATTCCTGCCACCTGCCCCCAAGTGTTTTTATTATCATAGCAGGAAGATAGAAGAATTTCAAGAGGTAAAAAACGATGAAAGGAAAAAGCGGAGAATTTAACCAAATATCCTACCAAAACGAGTATATAAAAGAAAAGTACGACAGAATAAATTTAACGGTACCCAAAGGCAGGAAAGAGGAAATAAAAAAGAAAGCGGCAGCAGCAGGGCAAAGTGTGAATGAATATATAAATGCGCTTATTGATAACGACAAATGAAACAAGACAGCTTTTAAGGGCGGCAGGTAGATTATCCCCGCCGCCCTTCGCCGCGCATTAAGGAGGCACGCATGAGAAGTTTTAAACATATATCATTTAACGATAGATTAAAAATAGAAGTATTGAGGAAAGCCGGGCATACACCTAAAGAAATAGCGGAAATACTGCATTTTCATATAAGCACAATATACAGAGAGTTAAAACGCGGACAATTCGAGGCGTTAAACTCTGATTTGACAACAGAAATAAGATATAGCCCGGATATTGCGCAGGAATACATGAACGGTGTTTTATCGGCAAAAGGCGCAGATTTAAAAATAGGAAACGAAAAAGAATTTGCGGATCGCATCGAGGAAATAATAATAAACGAAGGGTACAGCCCTGCGGCTGCATTGGCAAAAGCAAAAGAGGAAGGCATAGATTTTACAGTATGCGTAACGACATTATATAGTTATATAGATAAGGGAGTATTTTACAATTTAACATTAAAAAACCTGCCGGAAAAGCGCAAGGGAGAAAAGAAACATAAAAGAAAGACAACACAGAAAAGGGCGACCAAAGGCGAAAGCATCGAAAACAGACCGGAAGAAATAGACACAAGGGAAACCTTCGGACATTGGGAAATGGATACAGTAGTAGGCGCGCGGGGAGTGTCTAAAAAATCTTTATTGGTTTTAACAGAAAGAAAAACACGCAAAGAGATTATTTTTTTACTTAAAGAGCATACGGCGGCAGCAGTCGTAAAAGCATTAGACAGATTAGAAAGAAAAACCGGGGCAGCGTTCAGAAAGATTTTTAAAACTATAACGGTTGATAATGGATCAGAGTTTGCAGATTGGCAAGGAATGGAAAGATCAAAGAGAAACAAAAAGAATAGAACAAAGGTTTATTACTGCCACCCATATAGCAGTTGGGAACGTGGCAGCAACGAGAACCAAAACAAATTAGTACGCCGCCACATTCCAAAAGGTGTAAATTTTGACGATAAAACGCAGGGCGATATAGATAATATAGCGGAGTGGATCAATAATTACCCGCGCCGCCTATTCGAGTATCAATCGGCAGAAAAATTATATAATGATGAATTAAAGAAAATTGCAGCTTAAAAGAACATCTAAGAAGGCGGCGGTATTCGTGCGCCCATTTTTAAATACACATAACAGCATATCAAGAGCCGGATCCGACACCAACACCCATTAAAAACATATAATTATACAATATGCACAAATAAAGTTGCTTTGATATGTGCATATTGCTAAATGTGAAAAAACATGAAAAAACTTTCGCATTAAATGTTGACATTTTCAAAAATATAGAAAAATAAAAATAAGTGTTGACATATTTGGTTTGATTTGATATTATATCAAAGTCGCGTGAGACAAGCGACAGAAAATCAAATATATGCGGAAGTGTCGGAACTGGCAGACGAGCAAGACTAAGGATCTTGTGATTATTGCAATCGTGTGGGTTCAAGTCCCATCTTCCGCATTATAAAATTAAAAAGGGTTAAGCCTTAGGGCTTAGCCCTTTTTGATTTTAGAAGCGGAAGCGGACCTTGTCCCCATGGGTCCAAGGTCTCCGCTCCGCTCCGGTCGGCGCAGAGCAGACATCCCCCGGATGTCTTGCGCCCCATCTTCCGCATGGCTCCGATTGTTGTGGGGCAGGTGCCCATGGTTCAAGGTCTCGCCTCCGGCTCGGTCGTTGCAGAACAGACGTCCCCCCGGACGTCTTGCAACCCGTCTTCCGCAAGGCTTCGGTTGTTGCGTGGCAGGCGCCCATGGGTCCAAGGTCTCCGCTCCGCTACGGTCGTTGCAGAACAGACGTCCCCAGACGTCTTGCAACCCATCTTCCGCATGGCTTCGGTTGTGGTAGAGCAGGCGCCCGTGGTTCAAGGTCTCCGCTCTGCACTCTATCTTCCGTGTTAAAATGGGGGAAGCTACATTATACGGATTTCGTTCAAAATTGCATATTAGATCAGAAGGAGAGGACAAGCTTATGAGTCAGAAAAAATACAGTTTATTATACCCGGATACAAATGCACAATACCGGACCTTGAGTGATGTGACTATGCATGATCTGGGAATGGATCAAATCTGTAAAAAGCTGTCAGCAAAGGAACGGGAGCAGAACTACATCCAAAACGTGATGGCACGTATGTATGCAGATCCGGCGGTGACACAGTACCGCTGCGATATTTTCGAGGATGTCCTTCAACAGAAAAAAATGCGTGATGATCTTATGGAAATACTCGAGCGCATCAGTTTTCTGAGGGAGTACGGTAGCTTTAACCGGGAATATGATGAGAGTGCCTGCATCTGGGATCTTTTGCATCGGCTGGACGAGCTTAATGATTATATCAAGTGTGTGGATGCGATTCATACATGTCTGGCAGCTTCGGACATTCATTCCGCAGGCTTTCTGGGTTTAAAAGCCTATGTGGAGAAAATCTATGCGGACAACGGATTTGCAGAACTGAAAAAAGATATCTCAGAACTGAAAATGGACACTTCACAGCTTAAGAGCATTACGGTAGGTATTAACTTGAATGACCGCTTTGAAGCGGACGGAATCGGTCTGATATCTGTAAACAGCAAATATTTTACCAAGTCCGGAATCCTGGGCAATTTTTATGACCATATTGCGTCAAAGGATCGGATCAATGAGGATACCATATGGAAAAAGAATTTCAAATTTCAACCGTTTGATGTGAATGCAGATGCGGTGATTAGCACTCATATGCAGAAGGTGATGGATACAGCTGTTATGCGGTCGGAAAGCCGGGGTGGCATTGTGAAGCTTCCCGAGGGAGATCAGGCAAAGGATGTGACTCGTTATACAGACCGAATCGTCAACCATATGATTTCCCATATGGTGAAAAGAGTCAGAGAAGTACTGAACAAATATGTTTCTATTACCATTACCGACATGACAGACTTGATTCCGGAGCTGCTCTACTATATCAAATGGGCGGAGTACATCCAAAAATTGCAGGAACAGGGCTTTACCTTTGCTAAAGCTTCTGTATATAAAGAGGGAGAAAATGAATCTGATCCGTATATGATGCAGGCACGTGGAATTTACAATTTAAAGCTTGCTGTTTTTGAGACAGAGGAGTCTGGGAATATTGTACCGAATGATATGGATTTCGACCGGAATAGGAGAGTGTATATCTTAACAGGTGCCAACCGAGGTGGAAAGACGACAATTACACAGGCTGTTGGGCAGTTGTTTGTGTTGGCGCAGGGTGGCATATATATTCCGGGAAAAGCATTTACATTTTCCCCTGTTACAGGTATTTACACCCATTTCCCGGCAGATGAGGACAAGACATTGGATTTAGGAAGGCTTGGGGAAGAATGTAAGCGTTTTAAGGCAATCTATGAGGAGGCTGACAGCAGGAGTCTGCTTTTGATGAATGAATCATTTTCTACCACTTCGTTTGAAGAAGGATACTACATTGCCAAGGACAGTGTCAGGGCAATTTTACATAAGGGAATGAGGACCATTTATAATACACATATGCATAAGCTGGCATTTGATGTGGAGGAAATGAATGAAGAACAGCAGAAGGCAGAGCACACAGATGGAAAAGCGTTTTCCATGATCGTGCACATGAAGGGGACAGAGCGCTCCTATCAGATTGAAGTGGCGCCTCCGGAAGGAAAATCTTATGCAAGCGAGATTGCGCAGAAGTACGGGGTTACTTATGAGATGCTGGTGAAATAAGAAAATGAGAAGTTTGATGTAGAACTTTCAGAGTTGGCAGAAAAGCAATATGATAAATAAGTTTTGCAAAGCATAGATATTTATTGGTTTATAGAGTGGCTGGAAATAGGGTCATCATAGAAGGGATATATCACGAATTACAAGATTATGAAAATTCAATCATGTAAATTAGGGAGGACAGTGTTGAGAGGACACTGTCCTTTTTGTATTATCTACACTATCGCTAATCCTATATCAAAATCCTTGGCTATTCCCATCACTGACACCACATTTTTTCAGCGTTATTGTATTAAATGTAAGGAGGACATGAATTGTGATGACACCCTATAATATAGGACATAATATGCAAAACTTAAAATGCAAAGGATAAACTTGTTGACATGATGTGTGATACACAGTATACTATGTTAAACACATAGTGTGCAACACACAATACAGTGCAATAAACACAGTGCAATAAACACAGTGGATTTAAATAAAGGATACTGAAGGGAGGAGATTTGATGAATTGTGATGAAATTGTTTCAGGATTAATTTTAGAATTCAGACGGGGCACACTCATCATGGTAGTGTTAGCACAACTAAATAAACCAATGTATGGATATTCATTGGTAAAGGAATTAGAAGGAAAAGGTATTTCGATAGAAGGCAATACATTATATCCTCTGCTGAGAAGACTAGAGAGTCAAGGTCTGCTAAAAAGTGAATGGGAAACTGAGGCAACGAAGCCAAGAAAATATTATATCATCACAGAAGATGGGAAGCTGGTTTATAAAAAAATTAAAGAACACTGGAAAAAATTTTCACAGTCAATCAATGTTTTAATGGAGGAAGAATAAATGGTAAAAAATGATTTGATCGACAGATACATTTATGCAGTTACAAAACATATGAAATCCGCCATGAAAAAAGACGTGGCGGCGGAATTAGAGACGATCATACAAGATATGTTGGAGGAACGATGTGAGGATGTTACTCCAACGGAGCGTGATATCAAAGTTGTTTTAACGGAACTGGGAACCCCGAATGAGTTAGCTTCGAAATATAAAGGTGAAACACAGGATTGTTTGATTGGACAGCCGTATTACAGTTTATATGTGTATGTATTGAAAATTGTGACAGTGTGCATCAGTGGAGGAATGTTACTTGCTCAAATTATGGCAGCATTAACATCGCATACAATCTGGTATATAGCTATCTATAGAACCATCGGTGGGATTTTTGGCGGTATATTGACAGGATTTGCATTTGTGACATTATTATTTGCATTCTTTTATAAAAAAGGAATTAAGGTGGATGGGTTAAATGATGGAATAGATAATTTGCCTCCTGTTCCACAAAAGTCTAATAGGATTTCAAAAGTAGATGCGATTGTAGGAATTGTTTTTTCGGTTATCTTTACTCTTGTATTTCTTGTATGCCCACAGATTTTATGCATTGCATTTGTAAAAAATGGGGTAGGTGTGTATGAACTACTTTTTAATTTAGAATATATCAGACAAACATGGTATTTCATTCTTGCATTTGGAATTTTGGGTGTTACAAGGGACAGTGTGAGACTTATTGATGGCAGCTATACCAAAAGAGTGATGCTTGTTACCATTATTACCAATATTATTGATGGAGTATTAACAAGCATTTGGCTGTTAAATGATAGGATTATGAATAGTGGATTTTTTGATGGTATTGAGCAGTTACTTGGAACGGATGCAGAAGGTATTTCACATGTTTTTATACACTATAATAAGGTATTTCTCTCAATCATCATTTTGGCATTAACAATTAATTGCATTGAGACAGTCGTGAAAGCAGTAAAATACAGTCGACAATAAAATAATTTTAGATGAATCAATCTCCATT